AATCTTTAAAGAGAGTCCAGAGGACGAAGGCTCCAGTGATCCATGACTTTCCAACACCACGGAAAGCTTGTATCTGAAGACGCTTAGGTCCAGATTGAAGATAGTCTGCGATAGCATATTGTGCACGAGTAGGTTCAGGAAGGTCAAGCTGTCCCCACAGAGCCTGCAGAAACAGCTTGAAATCCTCTTGAAGGGCGGTTAAAACATCAGTCATAAATTAGAATCCGCCGCCAGTAACAAAGTTAATAACGCCACCAGCGCCTTGTATTAAACCTGCGCCCACAGTTAGCACCATACCAGCTGCTTCCATAACCTGTTGAGACAGGTCTTCCTGCGGCTGTGGTGGTAGTTGCGTCATAGGTTGTTGATCTGTAGCCATACCCTCTAGTTCAGGCGGCTTGTAGGCGGTACCACCAGGTAATATTGAAGGTTGAGGTGTGTCTTGTTGAAAACCACCTAAAGGCGGCAAGGTAACACCGGTCATAAACGGGCTAAAACCGACAGTACCGCGCATACCCCTAAGTTGACCTGCTAAATCAGCTAAATAACGACTCTCTTCCCGTGCTGTAGCACCGATAGCTCCACCTAATGTATTTGATTTAGCAGCATTTGTAGGTTCTGTAAGGACTTGCAAGTTCCAAGGTGCGTTAGAAAAACCACCGGCATCAATAGGGTCAATGTGATCGACAACATGTCGTTGACCTGACGCTTCTGTTAACAAAGCAGCGTCTTGATATTTGTAGTCATTCATCAGCTGTTCCATAGGAGTCAGCTTAATTTTTTGCTGTTCTCCTTTTCTAGAACGCTGTCCTTCAACCCTAGCTTCGTAGGCAGCTTCTGGAAAATTTACGGATCGATTTTTGCCAACATATTTAGCAGTGTAAGTTACACCGTTGTAAGTATATTGCACAGAACCAGACGGAAGTTTTCTTCCGCCTGTTTTCTTTTGTTCAGCTTTTTTTTGTCTAAAGTCAGCTTCCCATTCTTGAAGTACTTCAGGCGGTACTCCCGCTTTTCTGGCGCTAGGCATTACTTAATGTGTGATAGGATAAGTGATTCACGCAATCGATTGGTACCAAAAGTATTACGCATCCATGTTAACCAGTTTTCACTCCCTTTCTTCTGATTGCAACACGTACAGGCTGGAACGAGGTTCGATGTGAAATCCTCACCGCCAAATACGCGAGGATGAACGTGGTCCAAAGTAAGTTCATGTAATTCATAAGTTTTTCCGCAATAAACACATGTGCATCCGAAGTATTCTTTGATGCTGCGCCTCCAAAGGCGCTTAGCTTCAGGAGACGTCATGGCTATTAGGTTGTAAAGGTAGTCGTCAGGAGTTGGGAGTAGCGGCGTCATGCGTACTTTTGGTTACGTCGTGGTCTAGAGCGATTCTTTTTAGGACTTTCCAGTTTACCGGAATTTGGTCCTGTGTGAGACGCATCTTTACCATCGCCGTTACCGTAAGTACCGAGCTTTCGATTGAGTTTGTTTGCTTTAGTTCTGATTTTAAGACCTTCAGCGGTCTTGTTGTAGGCACGCTGCTGCTTTCGACGGCGAGCAGCTGCTTTAGGATTCGATTTGTAGTAGTTTGAAGTTTTACCGTTTGCCATAAAGCCTACTTTGTACGAGTTCTGGGTCAACTTGTGGCATCACGTTAGCCAACTTGGACAACGGATTACCTTCGTAAGCGACACCACTGATGTCGTTGGTTTTAAGCCAGTCACAAGCTGCTTTCAAATCCTGGGTAGTTGCCTCACCAGATTTGATGCGAGCCAAAAATTCTTTAGTGACAAGGTTGTGCAGTTCGTTGAACTGGTCTTCAGTTGCTTTTTTCTTCATTTGTCAAAGAGACAATGGGTACAATGTCGTGACACAACACCTCTACACGAGACCCAGGACGGAACGTAAATCCCGCTTTCATAATCTCGGTACATTTTAAAGCTCTCACAAGCTCATAATCTAAACGTAGTTTCTCCTCGTGTCGCTTAGCTATCTGTTTGCATTGCTCAATCATCCCACCATCCAAAGGAACGGAGAAGTTAAGCTGCATACCGTAGTTATTGTTGCGAGTGTAGCCAGTAGGCAACGTATCATTACCCATATAAAATGGGGAAACAGTCATGGTTGATCCATTACACGAGTTACCGCCGGTAAACTGCTGTCTACTGGGTGCCCCGTTGTTTTGGAATTGGACTGCTTGGTTTGTTACGTTGCCTGTAGCTGCAGCAATAGGATTAGCACTGTTGCTAACCGTAGGAGTTTCAGCAAATGCTGGTCCTACTGAGAGAAGACAGAAAGAGAGGTAGTAGTAGAGGTAGTTTCGATGTCTCTCGTGATGTCGATTGTTTCGATCACTCCGGCTGCCCGTGTCACAGTCTCCAGTTGGAACTGTTCTCCAGCGGTGTGGACGGACCAAGTAGCCGAAGAATCTGTGATGTCGGTGCTGGGTGTTACGTTTGTTCCAGACCATGATGAGTATGCACCACCATAAACCTCAGTTGCAATGGTCTCAGTGATAGTTTGGGTGGTGGTAGTAGTGGCTTGCATTGACCCCTGTGTGAACTGCGGGGTAACAGTCTGTGCCGCTGCAGGCGATGCTAGCAACAGCAATAGAAGTAGTTTCTTCATTTAGGTGGCTCCGTAGTAGATTTTTTGGTGTCCATTCGACTGATCCCGTAGGAAGCAAGAGTGCCGCTAAGCAGACTCGCAACGAAAGTGGGATCCATCTTTTGTAGCATTCCCATGTAGGAAGCTGTCAGTACACCAGCACTCCACACGAGCACAAGTGCCTTAACGATTTCACTAAAGAACTCATTCAGGAAGCTCTTCGTCTTGTGCATTTTTCTTTTTCTTGGTTAGCAGTTTCTTGATAATTGGTTTCAAGACGCTAACTGTCCGTTTGAAAACTGCAGTAGCTGTAAGGGTGGCTGCAACCGAGACAGTAGCTGTCGTTGTAGCCGTAGCCAAGATTTCGTTACTAGGTAAGGGTACAGTAAGATCTGTGCCCGGTACGTCTACGTAACGAACTTGAGAAGGTGGTGAGGGTGGTTTAGGAGGTGGAGGAGGTACAGGTTTAGGTGCTGGTTTCTCCTCCCTCCTCTCGTCCGATTGTGTCGTACCCTTTACACCGGGAGGTGGACGAAGGTCGTTAGGAGGCACTACAAGCGGCTTGTACGAGGGTAAAGTGGCTCGTGGGACCTCCAGTACCGGACGGGGTAAAACAGGGGCCTCAGGGAGCCGTAGAACCGGCAGTACCGGTGGGGCTCCGAGATCCATCAGACGTACTCAGAGATGTAGCATTTACCGCTGTTGCTGGTAGTGCACTTAACAGCAATATAAGTACCAACAGGAACGGCGATGTACACACGTTCGTCAGTTTTGACAAAATGGTTGTCGTCTTCAGCAGCAACAACCTCTGCAGTCAAAGTAAATGCAGTGTTATCAGTGCCGTGGGTAATAGTCACAACAGCGCCGCTAGCAGTAGCGGTAAAGTCTGCACTAATAGTTGCGTTAGCGTTAAGCGCGTCACGGACACTAGCAGCCACATTAGAAAGTGTCGTCGCAGCTGTGTTGCTTTGATCTGCTGCTGTGACTTCATAGGTCAAAGAAGTACCATCGACCACGACAGTCAGCTGATCGCCAACTTCGTAGAAACCAGAAAGAGTGACTTTACGGACTTCAGCAACACCAGCAGAAGCGGCAGTTACTACTGCCACAGCTTCAGCCGGTTCACCATCAGCAATTTGAGCAGCATTACCAATCGCATAAAAAATATCGTGACCAGTAGGGTGGATACTAATGCGACGGCAATCGTGACTCAGTTGCTGACTAACTGAAGTACTGCCAGTTGTAAGTTCATACGCTTTGGTAGGCGTGCTATAAGCAGGAAGCGTTACTGTAAAAGCCATTATTTGTTAGGGAAAAGACCGTTTTCAATGAAATTAACTGCCTGATCATCGACAGTGTTATCAGATTGCTCAGCCAGTTTGCGGAGCATATCGACGATGAGGCGCTTCACTTTGTCGCTACCAAGGAACGACATAAGAACGGGACGGATAAGTG